AGCAACCCTTAGCTGGATACGCCACCGCAACATCGTCAAAGCAAAGAGCCGCACCAAATGACAACGAAACAACACGCAACGAACCGCTGGTCTGAAATCTTCGCCCACTTTGGCATTGGCGGTGATTGGATGAACGGACGGCACTGCCCCTGCCCTGTCTGTGGCGGCAAGGATCGCTTTCGGTATGACAACAAGGGCGGCAACGGCACATACTGGTGCAACGGTTGCGGCAATGGGGATGGCTTCGATCTGGTGTCCGAACTGCTGGGCATCTCGGCGAAAGAAACCTTTGCTCGCATCAACCTGTTTTTGGACATCAAGCCGACCTTCGTGCCGAATGACCAAGACCACGCCAATAGAATGATGATTAAACGCATTTGGGAGGCCAGCCAGCGGCCTGTAGAGGGTGGGGCGGTCCATGCCTACCTGAAACACAGAACGGGCTTCCTGTGGCCCTCTAATGCGATCCGTGAATATGTGTCAGATCGGCAGACCATGATGGTGTCAAAAATCATCACGCACGATGACAAGGCGGTGAACGTCCACCTGACCTATCTGAACCCAGACGGAACTAAGCGGGTGGTCGAAGGACAGCCTACCAAGCGGGTGATGGCTGGCAAGTTGCCGGAAGGGTCTGCGATCAGGCTGATGCCTGCGGCAAAGGTGATGGGGATCGCTGAGGGGATTGAAACAGCCCTATCGGCATCGCGGATGTTCAGCATGCCAGTTTGGTCGGTCATCAACGGCACAATGCTGGCGAAGTGGAGACCGCCAGAAATTGCCGAATACATCATTGTGTTCGGTGACCACGATAAAAATTTCGCGGGGCATGCCAAGGCTTATGCCGCCGCGAATCGTTTGTCTGTTCAGTTTGGTCGTGAAGTGGAGGTCAGAATTCCAGAGGAGGTTGGGGACTGGAATGATGTTTGGTCCACGGATCAAGGCCATTGATCACAGCGGTGCATGCCAAACCAACATAAAGCGGCGCACCTGTCTTGCGCCACTTGTTCAGTGTTGGGCGTGAACATCCAAGCACTTTTGCCAAGAACGAATCAGTCGCGTTGTATTCGCGTTTCACCAATTGATAGAAGTCTTCAAAGTCATCTGCGGTCATGGTCGCCCCACAAAGGTTGTTGGTCCAGTAAAGGACGCATCGAAAAAATACCAGCAAGCGTTGTCCTTGCCCGCCATATCGGAATCCTCGATCCACTTGACCCTGCCAATGGCAACCACCTTGTGACAAATCTCAAGATAACGGCTGGCCTGACGGGTGTGCATCCAGTCCGCGTCGAACAGCAACCATGTTGGTTTCAACGATGGCAACCGCTCGATGATCTGGTGCAGGACAGGCCGATCCCAAGGCGGGTTGGTAATGCAGAAGTCGGCATCCCACATGTCTTCCGGCAATGCCCATGATGCATCACCGATCCGGATGTCCGCCCGACGAGGTTCGACATCGAAAGCCGACACACAGCGCAGATCGGTGTGCCGCTCAATGTGGTCGATCAGGACACCAGCACCAGCGCATGGTTCACAGAACGTGCCAGAGCGGGGCAGATGTGGAATTAGCGGCACGAATGCCGCCAATGGTGTCGGGTAATAATCTAGTTTCTTGCGTTCAAAGTCTGAGCGTTTCCCCATTTCAACCCCTTCACGGTTTGAGGATTGTCGTTTGCTGGCAAAGCCTGTCACTTACGCCGCTCCTTCATCATTGCTTCGGCATAATCATAAGCATCACTACAAATTGATTTGTGAGTGCCGCAGTTTTGTGGGTCGGACAAAAGTCCGATTAACGCCGCCATCGCAAATTCATCGCGCAGGGTCTTCTTCTGTCTGGCCTGAGCCAATGACTGTTTCAATTCTGCAATCTGTTCTTCATGTGTTTTCATTTTGGCCTCGCTGGAGTGTAAACGATTTGTGCATGGTATTTGCACCACGGTCGGGTGTGACTGATCGAAGGTTCGCCGCAAGCGATGGTTTCTGCGCCATTGACGGCTCCCATCACATATTTGCATCTGCTGTTGGTCCAAGCCGGAAAGGCGATGCGGCCCTCACCTGCTGGCTCTGGTATTGGTGATTTCAGTTTCAACAACTGAGTGACGATAGATGGTTTGCGGATCGGGGCCAAAGATATGGTGTTGGTAGGCTTTGGCGGTGCGGGTGGCTTGGGCGGCTTTTCCATTGTGGATCGGCCTGTGTGAACGCCCGATCGATACATCATCCCAATGACCGAATTGCGGGTCCGACCAAAGTGCGCCCCTATCCAGCGGCATGACACACCTTTGGCATACATCTCGAAGGCGGTTTTTTTATCTTCCTCAGTCCACGGTGTTTGATAGCGGCCCATCACTTCCCCTCTTTCTTGCGCTTGCTTGCCTTGCCACCAGCCCGACCAGCGGCCACCGCCAAATCACGGTTTTGGAAGGCATAGCTGTCCTTCAAGGCGCGGCCACCCTTTTGGGCCACGGCTCTGCGCTTTTCTGGGGACATTGCGGCAAAACCACGAAGCCTCTCTGGAACGGCATCAGAAGCCACAAAAACGGCCTGTGGTGGCTTTGCTTCGGTTTTGCGGGTGATTGGAACAGACACGGGTTGGTCAGTTTCCACAGGCGTTATCTTTATTGCCATGAGCGGGAGCCTTATAGATGGTTATGAACTTAGGGCTGGTTTTGAATTGCGGGTTTCGCACTACCACCAGAGACTGACAAAACGGGCGCGAGGCCCGTCTTGCTTTGTTAATTCGCCTGATCAGGTTGATGATCACGCGGCTTCAACCTTTTCCAGTTTTACGCTCGGCTTGACCCGAAGCGATTTGCTGGTCACCAGTTTTGACCGTTTGTTGCACCAAGCCTCGCCAAACTCTTCGCGGATGCCAGTCTGGTCAAGAACCCACTTTGTGCTTTCGCTGACCGAGACGGTGTAGTGCAAACCAGACACTTCAATCAGACCACGCGCCTTATAACGATCCTTGGCGGCTTCCAGTTTCTTGGTGATGGCGGCATGCAATGTATGCAAGCGGCCCAGTTCGTCGGACAATTCCCAGTCTGTCAAAACGTCCAGATCGGGGGCGGGGGTGAAATTCAACATTGTCGTTCTCCGTTGGTTTGGGCTGTTGCCCTGTTGCAGTGATAAAGTTATGGCATAGCTTATGGGGGGCGATCAACCCCCCATTGTAAATTATTTAACAACCACCAAATCGCCAGCAATCTGCAATGCGATCTGCAAGCGAATGCGGTCTGGAATCCAACGGCCATCTGAACCATCATGATACCCAAAACGGTTTTCACCCCACTTGTCGGTCCATTCGGCGTAAGTGACAAAATAGTTGCCAGTCCCATTGCGTGGCAGGTCAAACTCGAACAGTTCAATGGTGTCTTCGAAATTTGTTGGGTTCTGGTAGGTCATTGTCGTTCTCCGTTGTGTTGGGCATCAGCCCCGTTGCAGTGATATGTTTATGGCATAGCTTAAAACGATTTGCAACAGGGCTGTAAAACATTTTCCAATTATTATTCGCCATCTGTTTCGATATGACGCGCCACCTGATCCAGAAAATCCTGACGAACATCATCGGGCTGGTCCAAGAAGAATGTTTCGATGAACCCGCTGAAATAGCCGATCATGTATGCATCAGGGTGAGATGAGTTGCCCAACATGGCCTTGTTGCGGGCGTGACGCAGGATTGCATTGGTTGATTCGCAGATTTCGTTGAAGGTGACTTGCTTGGTCATAATGGTTCTCCGATTAACAGGGGGAATATTCAGATAGTGGTGGGAAGGGGCCGAAACCCCGTCTGGTGTTATGCGTTGTCTTTCCAGCAATTGGCGCGGTATTCGCCTTTAACGCGGATGGCGGCATAATGGATCGGGCCAAAGGTATCCCATGCGGTTTTCTTGGCCCAAAACTTAGCCTCTTCAATGGTGGCAAAACGCTCGCGCACGACTTCACGGGTTTCGGTGTTCAGCACTGCGCCAGTGAACGAATCAAACTTGTTCGGGAATGCGGCGATGGTGGCGATGTGAGAGGTGGTGTTCATGATCGTTATCCTCGTTTAGGGTGGCTGGGGGCCGAAGCCCCCGTTTGGTTTAGTCGCGGGCGATGTTCGGGATGTCGGTGGCTTCCCAGTGAACCTGCCAGAAGGGCTTAGACGCCTTTCGTTCGGCTTCTAAATGCTGGCAAACCCGTGCCTGATGGTCTTCGAGATATTGGCGAATGGTCAGGTCCGACAGGCGATAGGTATAGATGCTGGCGCAAGGCCATTCACATGAAGTGCCTTCGATCCAATAAAGGTATCCTTCGCCTTTAACCAGCCGCTCAGGGTGACCCTGAAGGGCAAGGATTTTATTGACATCGTTGACGGTGCGGGCAGGGCGGTCGATGTTGATCTTGGTCATTGTCGTTCTCCGTTGGTGTGGGCCGTATCCCCGTTGTTGATGAAGACATCTTATGGCATAGCTTATCGGGTGTAAACCCACTTCCACAAAGATTTTTGCTTTTTTTCAAAAAAAGTTGTAGGATGTTTGCAAGTGATTGATTTGGTTGATTAAAACGTTTGGGAAACACATGGCTGACCATATCTTGGCGGTATCAATTGAGGCTGATGGCGATGACCTGCATGCGCTCCTGCATTGGGGAGAAGCATGGAAACACCTGCCACCTGTCCGCAAGGCGCAGATCATCAGTGCCATCGGTGATTCGATGGAGGACGCTGGGGATGATGTATTGGCCGAGAGCCGCGCCAACCTGATCAACGATCTCATGAAACAAACTGGTCTGACGCCTGCTGATGCATTGCTTGCTGTGGAGCGGTTAGAGCAGGTGCTGGAAGGCATGGATGATGTGGATGGGATCGACGGCTGGGGTGAAGACGATGCCTGAGATCGATAGGCCTGTCATCGATATGAAGCTAGACCGTAAACGCTCGACCAAAAAGGTGCGAGTGTATTCTGGCGGTGTGTCGGACAGCGCGGCTCAGGATCAGCCAAAGCGCAAGACAGGAAGACCAATAGGCTCAGGCACTGTAATGACGCAGGAGATCAAGGACCGCATCTGTGACCTGATCTCAACAGGCATGTCAGTGAGTGCTATCAGCCGGATGCATGGTATGCCGCATCACGATACGATCTTCGGGCATGTTGCGAAGGATGAGGCTTTCTTCCGAAACTACATGCGCGCCCGTGAAGCGCAACAGTTCGTTTTGGCTGACCGCGCCGTTGACATAGCCGCTGGCACAGACCCGCTGTGTTTCCGCACAACGCCTGACGGAACCGTTGAATTGCTTGATGCTTCGGAGCGCAGGCTGTTGATGGACACGGTGCGCTGGCAGACTGGAAAACTGGCCGCACGGGTGTTCGGTGACCGTGTGGCGGTGACAGGCCATGACGGTGGCGCGGTGCAGATCGAGGCCACGCGCAAGGTCGATCTGGCCTCATTACCGCCAGACCAGTTGGCTCAGTTCGAGGCCATGCTGAAAGCCCTGCCCAAGCCGTCAGAGGACAAGTAAGCTATGCCATACTGGATGAGCGATGCCATGATCAAGCTATGCCGTGGCCCCCAATGGTTTAGCTTATCGCGTTTATGGTTTAGCTTATCGGCAATACTACGGTTTAGCTTATCCTGTGCTTATGGTTTAGCTTATCGCGTCATCGATAGCTTTGCCGTGCGGTTGCTGATCTATGCCCTGTTGGGCGGCACTATGGTTATGCTTATCGCCACCAACATCGTCCTGCTCGTCCTCCTCTTGGCGGTGGTGCTAGCGCGATGAACCCCTCCGATAAGCTATGCCGTTTAAACGCACAGAGAAGCCCGCTGAGTGGCCTCCGTAGAAGACCTTCACCGTGGGTCAAAAAACTCAAACTTTCAAATCTGCGGTCTAAACCGAGAACATCTGATGACTGACATCGGCCAACAGATCGGCCTCGATCCATCGAACCTAACCTACAAGGACATCGACGATCTGCTGTTGGAAGCCGAGCGGCTCCGGCTTGAGCGCGACCTGTATGAGTTCGTGCGAGAGGCGTGGCATGTGGTCGATCCCGCGCAGTTCATCGATAGCTGGGCGATCCAAGCCGTGTGCGATCACCTGATGTCGTGCGTCGATGGATACATCCCGAACCTGCTGGTCAACATCCCGCCGCGCATGTCCAAGACCACGATCTGCTCGGTGCTGTTCTGCGGGTGGGTTTGGGCGCAACGCGATGTTGGCCCGCTGAAGGGTCCGCAGGTCAAGTTCCTGTGCGCCAGCTATGGCCTGAACCTCGCGCTCGACGCCGCCCGCAAGACCCGTCAGTTGGTGGAATCGGATTGGTATCAGAAGCGGTGGGGCGACAGGTTCAAACTGCTGGCGGATCAGAACACCATTGCGAAGTTCGGCAACGACAAGGGCGGCTTGCGTGAGTGTGTCTCGACGGGTTCGGCGACCACGGGTAAAGGCGGCGCGATCCTGCTGGCTGACGATATCAACAACGTGATGCAGAGCCACAGCGACCTCGTGACCGCCACGGCGCGGGACTGGTGGGATGGCGCGTTCTATAACCGCCTGAACGACCTGCGGCAGGGATACGGTTGCCGCATCGTGATCCAACAGCGAATCAGCCGCAAGGACATCTCCGAGCATCTGATCGAGAACAGCCAAGACGAATGGACGCACCTGATGCTCCCGATGCGCTATGAGCCGCACCGATCCCCGACCACGGTGCTGGCTCCTGCGTGGGCGACCGACGATGGCCTGCCGATCGAGTGGGCAGACCCGCGCACCGAGGAGGGCGAACTGCTATGGCCTGAGCGATTCGGCGACAACGAGGTGACCCTGCTGGAGGCGACGATGGGTCCAGCCAAGGCGGCGGGCCAGCTACAGCAAAGCCCTGTTGTTGGCGGTGGGGGCATCATCGAACGCCTGTGGTGGCAACCGTGGGATCGGCCTAAGTTTCCCGACAGCCTTGAGTTCGTTGTGGCCAGCCTCGACTGTGCCTATGGCGCGAGACAGCACGAGGGCGACTTCAGTGCGCTGACCATCTGGGGCGTGTGGCGTGACAGCGGCGAGACCACGGGCGTGGTGACCAGAGACCACCAGTTCGGTCAGATCACGACCCGCATCGAAAAGGCTGGCGTCGAGGCTGACGTGCCGAAGGTGATCATGATGCATGCATGGCAGGGCCGTGTGCCGATCCACGAACTGGTCACAGTGGTGGCGAAGGAATGCAAGCAGTTCAAGGTGGACACCCTGCTGATCGAGAACAAGGCCAGCGGCATCAGCGTGGCGCAGGAGATCAGGCGGCTGTATGCCCATGAGCAGTGGGGCGTGAGGCTGATCGACCCGCTTGGCGTGGACAAGGTTAGCCGGACCTATGCGATCCAGCACCTGTTCAGCGAGGGGCTTGTGCATGCGCCGGAGGATCGGGTGTGGGCGCAGATGGTCATCACGCAATGTGAAGAATTTCCTAAAGGCAAGCACGATGACTTGCACGACACGGTGACGCAGGCGATGAACTGGCTCCGGCAGACGGGCATGATCCAGCGTGGCGAGGAGCGGACTGCCGAGTTGAGCGAGAAGCAAACATTCCGTGGGAACAGCGGCGACACACCGTTGTATCCCGTTTGATTTGCATCTAACGTAAACCTCCAACATAGGAGGGTGACTGATGGACATTGTTGAAAAGTTGCGGTTTCACGTCATAGGCAGATATGACATTGATGCGGCGGCTGATGAGATCGAACGGTTGCGGGAAGCGTTGGGCTATTACGTTTGCGATTGCAAACTTGATGCCGAGGCTAATTGCGAAGTCGGAAATTGGATAAGTCCGGCGTGTGGATACCGCGCCCGTAAAGCACTAGGGGAGAAAAAGTGATGACCGAGAAAACCAAAAACTGGTGGATAAGCAAAGCCCGCGAATATAGTTGTCAGGTCGGCGAACTGCGCGGCCAGCTTCAGCAGGAAATGGCGGCATGCGCCCGATACAAGTATGAAGCGGAAGCCAACAGCCGAATGGTGGAAAGCGTTAAGGCCAAGACAGGCCGTTGCGCTGACATGATTGAAACTTTGGTCAATGCCTTGGACGAGTATGGCGAGAACGAAGACCTGATTGCGACCGCACGGGTTTATCTGAACATCTTGGTCAACGGTCAGGAAGAAGTGAAGCCATTTGAACATTACCATGCATGGCGGGATCGCCAATCGGCTGGTTGATTCGCCTTCATAGTCTTTGTGGTCCGTGGTAAGATACCGCCGAGAGGTGGATCATGGACCCAGTGACTGTATTAGCGGCCTGCACCGCTTCTTATAACGCGATCAAGGCTGGCATTGCGGTCGGCAAGGAAATCCAGCACATGGCTGGCGATCTTGCTGGCCTGTGGGACAGCGTTGCCAAGCTGACGCGCATGGCGGCTGAACCTGCCAAGCATGTGAATATCGGATCGTCCCGTGAGAGTTACGAGGCGCGGGCGATTGAACTGTATGCGGCGAAGGCCAAGGCGCACGACATGGCTATGCAGGTGCGGGGCCATTTCATCGCGGCGTATGGGATGGATGCGTGGGATCAGGTGCAACGCGCTGTGGCTGAGATGAAGCGGCAGGCGGCACTGGCTGAGGCCGAGCAGAGGCGCAAGCAGGACGAGCTGTTTGAATTGATTAGCGCGATTGTCGGCATGGTGTTGATTGGCGGTATTGCGTTCGGGCTGATCTTTGTGGTGCTGTGGGTAATCACAAATTGAAAAGGGGGCCGAAGCCCCCTAGTCACTTACGACAATTGCAGAGGATCGAAGGCGTCATCGTCATCATCATCTGATTCGGTTTCAGCATCTTCTTCGTCTTCGTCTTCGCCGTCGATTTCCAGAAGATCGATATCTTCGACCTCTTCGATGAGCGACAGGACATAGTCGATCACGTTGTTCATTGCGTCGAGGCGTTCTTCGACGGTCAGTTCCATAAACTCTTCGGTGAACTCGATGACGGTTTCATCGCTCTCATCAATGCCGATAGTGCCAATATCAAATACGGAAGCCATGATACTCTCCAAGGGTTTGGGGGATTGCCGGAAGATCGTATGCGCGAATTATGAATTTCAAAAGACATATTTTCCACGGAAGGCGGGGCGTCCACGAATCATCTCAGCGCACTCTGGCGGTAGGACATTGCCGTCATCATCAAAGCTGAGAAGGACAAAGCCAGCGCAGACGCGAGACGGTGCGCCCTCGGTGTATTCAAAGGCGGCGGACTGTGGGTCGCCCAGCATGCCGCACTCAATGCCGTAGTGGGAGCCATTGCGGTTGCGGACGGCGGTCACCTGCAACTGGTGGGTGTGTGAGGTTACGATGGTGATGCCGCCATGCAGTGCGTTGTTCCATCCGGCGTGAATGCCCCCACGGAAGCGGTGGCGTATCTCCACCCCGTTTATGGCGGTTGAGTAGCAGAACTGCCAGTCGGGGAAACGGTCGGACAAGCGGCCTGCGTAGTCTTCCAGTTCGGGTGCTTGGTTGGCAAGGTAGTTGTCAACGCGCTGATCGTGATTGCCCATTGTCCATATGCGGTTTTGGACCTTGGGGAGCATGCGGAGCCACTCACGGGCGGCATCGATCTCGTCGCCGATCTTTGGTGCGCGGGAACCAAGATGGCGGCTGTGGCGGGATACCTTTGCGCCGTCGAGGATGTCGCCATTCAGGACGATGGCATCTGGCTTGACGGACTTGGCAACCTTGCAGAAGGCTTGCCACATCAGGCTTGGCTCTTTGTTCCAGATGTGTGCATCACCGCCAATGAGGACGGTTTTGATTTCCGTTTCTGGAATGATTGTGTTTGGATATGTCCACGGCTGAAACGTGCCGTCATGTTTCTTGGGTGTCTTGATCAAGTCGGGGAATTGTTGCTCGGCTTGGTGAAAGCGGTTCTGAAATGTTGTGCGAGGGATTTGAGCCAAGCGGGCCGCTGAACTGATTGACCCCGCCGCATTCCACTGCCGAATTGTCTCCAGCATCAGTTCTTTGCTGAGTGGTGCAAATGTCATGTGTAATCTCCATGATGACAGCTTGTTTTATCACAAGGTCAAACTATTGTGTAACTGTTATGACAAAACCGAATGGTTTCAATCGTTTACAGGGCTTGCATTCTACACCGTTTGCATTTAATGTAAACAGACTGATTCATAAGGAGGTCAACGATGAACGAATTGATAGAAGCTAAATGGGGTTTGGACGAGACTGGCAAGAAAATTGTTACGGACTCGATGGACAAATACCAACCCCCACTCACTGTTTTGGCGGTATCGGGTGTGCCTGTCGAATTGCTGGGTCACATCTGCCATGTTCACAACGAGTGGTTGGAAGACCAGTGGGCGGCGGAAAGATTTTACCAATCACTGGAGAGCGATGATAGATAAGAGTTTGCGGGGTAGGTTCCTCCACAGCCGCGTCAGCAACGGGTGAGCGCATAGCAACAAGGTTTGGTTCGGTCCCCGCAAGAGGTGTTCAACCGTGAAACCAAATTAGCTGACAACCACAACAACATGGAGAAGATCGATGGACCACATGACAAGCAAAAGCAACTACGGCATTTACGAGCCAAGCGCGACAGGATCAAGCAAGGCTGGAGGCGTTGGCAACGTCCAGCAACAAATACTGGATGCCCTGACAATCTTGGCCGCGCCTAAACTTTTGATTGATGATCCGAAGAAACTGCGTGACCAGTTCGCAATGACTGTTCTTTCCTCTGCGAATGTTTCCGACATTGAAATTCCTGAAAAGTTTGCAAAATTTTGTTATTTGATGGCTGATGAAATGATAAAAGCGCGGGAGGCCAAGTGATGGGCAATAAGACATACAACACTAAATGGACAGTAAATCTGGACGCCATTCAACGGATGGCCAACGATGGTTTTTCTTACACGGAAATAGGCGAAGTCTTTGGCGTGAAGGGTTATGCTATACGAAACTTGCTGAACAGGCGGGGTTTATACATCACACGCAAAGATATTGCCGACAAAGCCGCCGCCAAAATTGAACGGTTGCGGGAGGCGTTGGAGTTTATTGCCCATATGCCTGATGGTTGGGAAGAAGACGAGGAATTGAACCTGTTGTTCGTCGTTGACAGCCATGTCAAAGCCGCCCGTGAAGCACTGGACGAGAAAGAATGATCATCCAACTTGAACCAACCATACCAATGATCACCCCAAAAGGATTGGCAAAGGCGCATTTCCTGATTGATTACGGGCAGGAACACCATCTGCTCTGGGTATGCTTCACTGACGCGACAGGCGAATGTTGGACATGGGCCAACCCGCAAATCAAATTGCCACCGAATGTATCAATGCTTCAACAACAAGAGAACAAATGATGGCGGCTCCCAAAACAGAACATGAAGACAGAGCGGCCCGGCGGCAAGCTATGTTTGAAATGCGCCAAAGGGGCATGTCATACTCGGCCATCGGGCGGAAATTCAAAGTTTGCCCGAACACGCCTAGGGCTATACTCTTTCGGGTATATAAAAAACTTGGCATCACAGATGCAAAACCAGCAAAGGTAGTTGAAATGAAACCTATTATCGCCATCCGCGCCGTCAATATCATTGATCTTGTGCCTGAAATGGATCAGGACGGCAATGTTGTAATGAAAGAAGAAGTTGCCCGACACCGTTTTGAGTTCAAGCGGGAGGGTTCAGACATTTGGGAAGACGTTGAGATCACCGAGGAACGCCCAAATGCTTGATTGCCTTATCATAGGGGACAGCATAGCGGTAGGCACAGCAGCCTACCGCCGCGATTGCAGTTCAATTGCCAAGGTTGGCATCACCAGCGAACAGTTTAACAGCCGATACAGGGTGATTGACCCAGCCAAGGTCACCGTCATAAGCCTTGGTAGCAATGATGGAGAGGCTCGGACCACCAAAATGACACTTGAGACGTTGCGTGTTCGTCTTGGCGGGGGCAATCGCACTTTTATTTGGGTTGTCCCCTACGGCCCTGCGGGTCAAATCGTGCGTGACATAGCCGAAAAGTATGGCGATGGGGCAATAGAACGGCCTGCAAACAAGCTGGAATGGGATAATATCCACCCGACAGCCGCTGGTTATCAAGAAATTGCCAAGAAATTTGTGGTTTTGCCAGACAAAGAGTGATTCGCGGTTATTCTGCTTTTTGCGCCTTTGATTTCAGGTGATCTTTCGCTTATAGTGGGGGGAAATCTGAATTGAGGGATACCTTATGGCTCTGACCCCCGGCCTCGTTCCAAACATCCGTCTTGTGGATCAAACCCCGCAACCTAAACCCGCTGGCGGTATGGATGTGAT